GATCTTTCCTGATCAGTTTCATAAATGCCTGTTTCTTGGGCATTATTATTTCTTTGAATTGTTAACGGATCAAGCGTCGTAGTTGTTGTAGTGCTTGTTGTAGTTGTAGGCGGAATAGTCGTCGTCGTCGTTGTAGTAGAACTCGTTGTCGTTGTAGTCGTATTAGGAATAGTCGTAGTCGTCGTCGTGGTGGTTGAAGTTGTTGTCGTACTAGATGTACTTGTAGTACTGCTAGTAGTGCTACTTGTAGTCGATGAAGTAGTTGTTGTAGTCGTTCCATTATCATAAGTATAATAAACATCATCTATTAGCCACCAATCCTGCTCATTATCTGTAGCCCCGTCTATAACTATCTCTGTTATGTATGTATTTTCTACAGTTAAAGTTATTGTAGCTGTACTATCTGCGATCACATTATTAGCCTGATCCCATGTATTTATTAAAGTAAAAGTAGCTGAAGATCCATTATCGTAATAAACTGTCCCTGATCCTTCGCTTTCTCTTGCATTATAAGTAAATCCTACTTCTCTGATCTGTTTCTGATCAGAACTAGGAAAAACAATAGTAAGATCGTCAGTACTTGATCTTATTCCAAGCTGATAACGATCAGATCCGAAGTATTCTGATCCAAAACAATCAAGATCCTCGATAAATATTGATCCTGCTGTAGTTGTTTCCCCGCATGATCCATTATTGATCGCAGTTACAGCAGTATCAGAAGATCCATAAAGGAACTGTATATCCTGATTTATTTGTTGATTATTAAAATTTTCTGTTGTTGTTACTTCTTCAGCAAGTAAAACGGGTACAGGAACTACTAAAAACGCTACAAGAAATAATCTAACAAGTGTATTAAACCGATAGATCACTCAAATTCTATTTAAAGAACTATGCGTCGAAAGTTGTTGCAGGCTTATACTGCTCTAAAGCATGCTGAAGGACAGTAAGGGTTGATGTAGCGAAGGACACCATTAACACTTGTAATAAATCTGCGTCAATAATTCCTGTCTGCGCTGACAAATATACACCTATTGCAGATTGTAATCCTGTTCGTAAAGCCTTTACGATCATAAACTTCCAATATGCTTTCCAATTTTTCTTAGCCATTATTCTTCTTCTACCTTTCCGAATTGTCTTTTATTGAAGTGATTGCACTTCTTTTGAAGACATTTCCAAGCACCTTTAACATTTACTAGGGGTTTATTACATGCAGGACAACTAATGTCCATAAGTTGTAAC